AACGGGAATAGTGCAATTTTTGACATTCAAATACAAATCACATATAGAGAAAATGAAGTTGAAGGAGGTTTGAGCCTATGAAAATAGTAGCAAAAATTGATTTTGTTGCTAACAATAAAAAATATATCGCTGGTGATGAAATTAACGATTTAACTTATGAACAAATAGCAAGATTAAATGAAATGGGCTTTATAAAACCTCTTGATTATAAAGATTTAGTTCTTTTAGAAAGAGAATTAAAAGAGAAAAAAATAGTTAAGAAGGAGGAATTATAATGGCAGATTTTGTACCAAGTGGTATTGAAAAAGTAAATCGTAGTCAGTTCTTAACTTATATTGATACAACACCAAGTGGTCTAAATAGAACTTGGGCAATTCTAGGTGTAGGTATTACTGATTATGGAATTTCTTATAATCCACAAGTAGATACTGAAAAATGGATAATTGAAGATAACGCAAGAAACGACCATACATCTAACCAAAAACAAGGTAGCGTAGAACAAAAGATTTATAAAGGAGACCCTTGCTTTGAATTTGCAAGTGCAGGTAGGGATAAACTTAACTATGCAACAAATATACTTGATATAGATAGATGGAATGGTAATGGTTCAAGTTATCCTGCAAAAATGACATCAGGTAAGTTAGTTATTACTGAAACAATGGGAGAAAATGCAACATTGTCTTACGACTTATATTATGATGGTGACCCAGTTGAGGGAACTGTCACATTTGCTGGAAATGTACCAACATTTACACCAATAACAAGTTTATAAAAACTTATAAAGGTGGGTGAAATAAATCACCTGCCTTATTTTTTTAGAAAGAAAGAGAGGAATTAAAGCGATGACTGAAAAGGAAAGTTTTATTCAATTGAAAAAAGATAATGTATTTAGAGTAGGAATATTAGACAAAGATGGAAATGATACAGGTAAGTGTTTAGAATTTGACTTGGAAGATATAGAATTACCAACAAGATTATGTGAAAGCCAAGAAAAACACGAAAAAAATATGAAGTATCTAAAAGACCAATTATTTATAATAAACAAAAGAGAAGACCATAAAGGCAAGAAACTTTTATCAAAAAATGAAGAAGAAAAAATAAAGTTATATCAAAAAGTTTTCAAAGATGAAATGGAAGCATTAGATTTATTTATAGGGGAAGGTAAGACACAAATGATACTTGATTTAATGGGAAGAAAACCTTATCACACAATGTATAACGACATTGAAGAAATGATTAAACCATTAATGCCAAAATTAGAAGAAAACTTTAATATTATTAAAGATAAAATACAAAAAAAATATAGTTCAGTAGAAACCGATGTGTTAGAGTAATGAAATACCCTGAATATGCCAAAGTAGGCGATAAAAAATACAAAATAAACACTGATTTTAGAGTAGCATTAGAGTGCAGTAAAATATCGCAAGACACAACGATAGGAAATACTGAAAGGACACTTGCGATAATCTATAAACTTTTTGGTAAAGAGGGGCTAGATGCAACAAACGATTATGAAGCATTAAAAGATATTGCTATTAAGTATTTGAATTGTGGTAAAGAACTACCAAACGGAAATGATAAACCTGATATGGACTATGAAGAAGATGAGGGATACATAAGAAGTAGTTTTCAATACGATTATAAATATGACCCTTATGAGCAAGAATATTGCCATTGGTTTAAGTTTTTTAATGATTTAAACAATTTAAGTAATAGTGAAATGGGTTCTTGTTGCGTATTAAATAGGGTAAGAAACTTGCGAAATTATGATTTAAGCAAGATAAAAGACCCAAAAGAAAGAGAAAAAATAAGAAAAGCAAAAGAAAGTGTTGCTTTAAAAAAATATAAAAAAGAAGTTAAACTAACACAACAACAATTAGAAAGTATGGAGAGATTGAATGAATTAGTAGGTTTATAGAAAGGAGGTTTTTATGAACAACTATGATGGAATGATAATTATAGGTACTGAAATAAATGATAAGGGATTTTATGATGCAATTAAAAAATTTGAAAGCACAAAAGTAAAGGACTTTGAAATAGACCCAAAATTAAATAGTACCGAGTTATATAAGCAAATATTAGAGGCAAAAAAAGAGTTAGATAGAATAAAAAAATTAGATATTATAAGTGAAAACGATTTAATACAAGCAAAAGACCTTGTAAATTTTATTTCACAAGCAAATGATAGATTATCACAAATGGGCAAAGCCACTGTGATAATAGGTGGTCTAACTGATGCTAAAAATAATGTTGAAGAAATAAAAGATAATTCAAATAAAATAGATTTGTCAAACGCAAAAAATCAGTTTAAAGAAATAAGCAAAAGCACGGAAAATATTGTAAAAAAAATAGCAAAATGGGGATTGGCTTTATTTAGTATAAGAAGTGCTTATAGTTTTATTCGTAGAGCAACTAGTTTATTAACAGAGAGTGATGAACAATTACGTGCCGATATAGAATATATTAGGTGGGCATTAGCAACAGCAATAAAACCTATTGTAGAATTTTTAGTAAAACTTTCTTACCAATTACTTACTTATGTAAACTTTTTAGCAAAGGCGTGGTTTGGAGTTGATTTATTTGCAAAGGCAACAACTGATGAATTTAAAAAGCAAAACAAAGAAGCAAAAAAGTTGCAAAAGCAACTTGCTGGGTTTGATGAATTGAATGTTTTACAAAGTGATACAGGAAAGTCTTCTACAACACCAAGTGCTAGTTTATCAAGTGGTTTTGGCGATGAAGAAGCACCTGGATGGTTAACAACAATTAGAGATATAGGGCAATGGGTATTAGACAACTGGGAAGATGTAGTTAGTATGATATTAATGACCAAAATTATTGCAAATGTTTTAGCAGGAAATTGGGTTGGTGTTGTAATAGATATTGTAGCATATATGATTATAAACTTACCAAGACTTGTAAAAGCAATAAAAAACGTTTTTGATGGCGTTGTTTCATTAGTTAGTACAATCATTAAATTACTTGGAGATTTTGTAGTATGGTTTTATGATACAATTATATCACCAATATTTGATTTTTGTGCGTGGTTAATTAGTGGAATATGGCAAGATATACAAGACCTTGCAGGATTTATTCTTGATATATTAAAAACAATATTTGATAGTTTTGCTTCAATTGTTAATTCAATAATTGGAATAGTTGGTTCAATGTGGGATTTGTTTGTTAAAGGTGGAGAACTTGCTTGGAAAGGTATTACAACAATATTTGATGGACTTGCAACTTTCTTTAAAAACATATTTACCGGTGCTTGGGAAGGCGTTAAAGCCGTATTTAGTGTAGGTGGAAAAATATTTGATGGAATAAAAGAAGGAATTGTAAGCGTGTTTACAACAATAGTAAATGGCATTATAGGTGGTATTAACAAAATTGTAGCAATTCCGTTCAATGCTTTAAATGGTGTTTTAAACTTTATCAAAAATATTGATTTACCACTTATAGGTAAACCTTTCTATGGATTTTGGGATTACAATCCAATATATGTTCCACAAATACCAACAATACCATTAAGAACAGGTGGTATCGTAAATTACCCAAATCAAGGTGTGCCAATAGCAGGTGAAAGTGGAAGAGAGGGAATTATTCCTTTAACTGATAGTCAAGCAATGGAAGAGTTAGGACAAGAAATAGGTAAAAACGTAGTTATTAATGCAACATTCCCTGTATATCTAGGAAATAGACAAGTAGCAAGAGAATTTAGAAGAATAGAAGCACGAGAAAGTTTTGCAACAAATAGGTAGGTGATAAAATGTTTATAGACAAAGATAGTATAATTATTAATAGTGTATCTATGGGTCAATACCTAACGCAAGTGACATACGGCTATAATAAATTATGGGGCGATGACACGGGAAGAAATCTTGCGGGAGTTATGACTGGAACATTTATAGGTGTATTTCCCAAAATCACTTTACAATTTAGAAAATTAACAAAAAGTGAGGTTGAACTGCTAGTCCCAATACTAGATGCACCAACACAGACATTAACTTATTATGACCCATTTAAAAAGCAATCAACAACAATAACAACATATACAAACGACTATAATATAGTAAACAATAAAATAATAAACTCTTATAATAAAAACAAAGGTTTCTCCGTATCATTTACTGCAAGAAGTAAGAGGGTGTAATATGAGAACTCATACAAACGATTTTAAAAATACAATAAAAACAATGGGTAGACAAGTATATGCAACAATAACTTATGACAACACTACTTTAACAAATGATTATATAAAATCTATTAACTATAATGTTAGTGGTGATATATTAAAATCAGTAATGAGAGAACTTACAATAGATAGTATTACAAATATACCTTTAAAAACGCAAATAAGTCTTAATATAGGGCTTTTAGTAAATGGTGCGATAGAATATATCAATTATGGTAATTTTATTGTAGAAACAAGTGAAAAACAAGAAGATACAGATAGTTATTTATTGACTTGCTATGATAAAATGTTGTACGCACAAAAACCTTATGAAAGTCTAGGCGTTGCATATCCTATAACAATAAGAAATTATATAAATGCAATATGCACTAAAATAGGTTTAACTTTTGCAAATGCTAGTGATACATTTGCTAACTACGATAAACAAATACCCGTAGAATTATATTTAGATAGTGAGGGCAATAGTTTAGATTATACATTTAGGGATGTATTAGATGAATTAGCACAAGTCACTGCTAGTACAATATGTATAAATGATGATGATGAGTTGGAAATAAGATATTTAAACGATACAAACGATACAATAGATGAAGAATATCTTAAAGATGTCAATGTTAATATGGGCGAAAGTTTCGGTGCAATTAATACAATAGTTTTTTCAAGAAGTGCTGGTAGCGATAAAATTGCATTATCGCAACCTATTGATTTGCCTGATGAAAATAAAATCGCATTAGAAATAGCAGACAATCAAATATTAAATGGACTTGATAGGGGCGATTATTTAGCCGATATATTAACACAACTATATGGACTAACTTATTATTTAAACGACTTTGACAGTACGGGTATTTTGTATTATGATATATGTGATA